AGTGTTTCCTGGGCTGAGCCAATCGCAGAGTCCTTGATTGCTTTGCCAGTGAACTGCGCTGCGATGATTACCATTTCCTTTGCTACGTTGTAGTTAGTCATTTGATTCCCCTTTCAAAGAGAATTATAGTGATTGCATTCCTTGGTAGCAATCCAACATACCCTGGGCTCGAAGCAGAAAAGACATTTCTCTTCTACTACTAGTTACCAGGAGTCGAACAAAAATATATAAATTTCTACCCTACATACATGACTAGAAACAAGGTTCTTACAACAGTTTCTATCCCTATGTCTCTATATATATATATATATATATTCTTTTAGTACTTTGCCTTTTCCAGTCCCAAAAATATATAGAATTTAGGCCCTCGTGATGACTAGAATCATTGAATTACTGGAGTTTAGTGGTATAATGAGGGTATGACCGCGAGGTACGCAGTGACTCATTATGAGATAAGTTTAAAAGGCTCTAATCCAAGCGAGGTTTGCAAGAAGCCCATTCATATTTATGTAGACTCCGGCCGAAATCCTTATTCTTATCCATTTGGATTCTTAAATCCTAGTAACCCTTTATATGGAGACCTAGATTATTTTGACATGTCTTTGTTAATTCCGGCCGAGAAGATACATAGGATAGGTGTAGTTTTTCCTCAAAGATATTTTTCAAATGATCCTAAACGTGTACGTTTGATGGCATATTTTTCTAATGATGAGTGGTATAGATTAGGTTATAACCAAGAGGTACACAATGACGCGTCTTAGAATAGTAGATTGGAATGAAACTCACAATCCATATAGAGTCCTGGGTCGGACAAAGGAAATAGATATTTACTTATTTGGGGAAGACGATAACATTCCTGAAGAACTAGTATATCTTTCATTGCCTGGTAATGGGTCGTTCCCCCTTTCAGACATAGTACCTCCAAACTATCATACTGTATATTTAGTAGCCGGTGGAAGAATGACTCCTACTGGTTCGACCCTTCTTTACCTTGGAAAGGTACGTAATCTAGATATAAATCTAAAGGTTCCCCAAATCTTCTATAACCAAGAAAGGCATTAGACAACGGGATACAAAAACAATGAGTCTAAATAAACTAACCGTAATATTCGAATCGGATAATCCATATTCAATTCCGGCCGGCCATACTATAAACATATATATGGAAGCAGAGACTTTTGCTGAATTTCAGGCTAAAACAGAGGAACTATTATCTATTAACACGGACTCCTATCATTTCAAAATGAGTTACTTAGAAATGCATGACATATTTACTTCTATACTAGGAAAATATACATTATCTGATATACAACCCCTTATAATACCTCCGTGTTCATTTTCCTTATTAAGCCCAAATCCAATTACTTACAGTTCAATAAGTGTAAACGTAGAGGTATAAATATGGCTAATAGTATTTACTATTCTCCGAATCAGCTCACAGAAACAATAAAGCCAGTTAAGGTATCATGTAAAATAATTACTTCCGGCGACGAGCAAGTAGAAAAAGAGTTCTATGTACTATCTGATAAACCTTTATCTTCTGCTTATACCTGTCTAACCAAGATATTCACCAAGGAGAAGATAACATCTTTATGCCTACATATCCTTTAAGTTCAAATCCTTTCTTTCAATCGGATTATATTCAGGATTCTCCTCCATCTGATCCTGAAGCAACTCTTACTATGGGTCCACTACAAACCGCATCTAATAATTTAACTTATTCAGTTATAGACCCTAATTACTATCCAAATAACGGAGTCGATAGCCCACTTTACCAAATGGCAACTACTATACCTTACTCTTACCCTTACTATCTATATCCTAGTGGCATGGGTCAGATAACACCCTTTTATCTAACCGTCTCTTATACAATATATAAAGTAAAGTACTTATTAGATCCAGCCGGCCCAGCTGATCCAACTAAAGAATTAGTATTTACTTGTAGAACAGATACGGCCCCAGAAGTAGCTATCTTACAAGCAGCTGATTTACAAAAGTTATCATATATACTTATCTTGGGTATACAAGAATTAAGTACCTCAGAAGTTATCCCAGACCCCAACCATCCAATTCAGGAGATTGTATTATGAAGCTTTATACAGTACACTTTAGTACTCCCTACTTAGAAGCAAACAGCGTTGTTTTAGAAGCTCCTTCTCTTACAGACGCTAAGCAGTTATTTGATACAATTCTTGGCCAGAATAAGTACTTTAAAGTTAAGTTCCACGATACAGAGATGATAGTACTATCAAATACAATCAAGGTACTAAAAGCCTCTGTTTATAAAGAGAGCCACAAATGAACATAGACATGCCATTAGATTTAGAAACAAATCCAACCCATCACTGGGCCATAACATTCGATGCACTACTAGACAAAGACAAGATGCCTACTTTAGGAGAAGAGAATAAAGAAGATGAAGAGCTTATGGAGGGTCTAAAAGAAACAGACTATTGGGTAACAGATACAATTGTAGTTAATGGGGGAGAAGATGCTCGTCCCTCAATAGAACAAGTAGAAGCCCATGTTCTTAATGTGGATAAGTATGATGAATATCCTTTGCCAGCAATAGATTTTAGATTGACCGGGGTAGAATTACTTTCGGTTTCGGAGATTTAAATATGTCAGATAATACGAATAGAACCCATGTAGATAGACCTGATGAACATCATTTTAATGGAGATGCACCACCAAATAGTTATGACTTGTCTGAGGTTAAGGAAGTAGATCAAAAGATTGAATTAAGTTATGGGACCAAGGCTTGTTGTACCGAGTGTGGTAGAGAAGATGCTCCTTATCTTTTCCTAAAGAAGAGTAACGGTCTGTACGAGCTTTTATGTAAGGATTTTGATGGATCCGGTTGTTGGCCACAATCGTCCAGGACTTTATGTAATTACTCAGACTATAGGTCTGTGCAGTGCACCCAGTTAGCAGAGTTTAAAGTTCAATGTGGGGCAGATCCAATTAGGAATTATTATGTATGTAAAGACCATATAGGAATGTTCCTTCAATCCTATTCTGTATATAAAGTATATCCACTTGATAAAGACTAAAATATTCCCAGCCACGTATACTAAGTAGAGACATATGTCAGATGCAACCGCTTTGCCCAATACAGCACTAATAAAAACAGATAAAGAATTAATTGATATACTACTTCCATCTATTAATACTGCCGAACTTACTACACAAGAAAAAGCCAATGTAGATAGGTTAAACAGCGCACTTACTATATTAGGACCCGCTGCAGGAGGAGCTCTAGTTTGTCCAGGCAACCAAGAGCATACCCCAGACGATGAAAAATGCCCTTACTCTGCTAAATGCGAATTACTAAAAGCAAAGAAAGCCCCAAGAGGGGAACTGTGTCCTATAGAAGTAGATATTATAGGAGAACAGTTTAAGTCTTGGGTAGCTGAATTAAACAAGACTGCCTTCGATCTTTCTGCATCGGAAAGAATGTTTGTATCGGAACTTGTATGGTTAGCTGTACAAGAACAGAGATGTTCGTCTATCGTATCTAAAGGCGACGCGGCCAGATTAACACAACTTGATCCAAAGGAAGTACATCCAGAAACACTTGATCCAATAACTTGGGAAAAGACAATACACTCTAATGTCCTAAGGTTAGATCAAATATCACTTATACGCTCCCGTCTACTCAAAGAGTGGATGATAACTCCTGAACAGAAAGCAAAACAAGCTAGATGGGAAGGGAAAAGCAATAACACAGATCAATCGTCTAAACAGGCCAAACAAGCAGAGCGCATAAGATTGGCCAATAAAACAGATATAATAGATCTTAAAGAAGAGAAACCTCAAGAGGCTAAGTAAAATATGTCCAGCAAACCAGCAAACAAACTAAATAGAGAATTAGGATTAGCACCAGGAAAGCATAAAGCAAAGGAAGGATCAGTAGAAGAAGCGGAGTCAGTATTCAATGAATTTATTAAATACTCAGGAAAGGCCCCAACTTCACGATATGGAAAGAAAACAACAGGAAAGAAAAAGAAGATAGTCCTTATAAACGACCTTCATGTCCCATATCACGATGAGGAAGCTTTAGCTAAAGTAATATCTCAAGAAGCAGAAACCACAGATCTATTAATTATAGGCGGGGATTTACTGGATCTTCTTTCAGTTTCTAGGTATGATAAGTTCGACGTACATCACTCTTTACAGTATGAGTTTACCCAAGGAAAAGCAGTAATTAATACTCTAGCTTCTTACTTTCGTAAGATAAAGATAATTCCAGGCAATCATGATGAGCGCTGGAGAAAGCATCTACTTCTAAAAAGGGGTATAGATCCGTTCGAACTAGAAGCAATGAATACTCTAGCTAAGTTTTCCAACCATGATGAGGAATTTGACATTTCCGACCCAATTTATTGTCTTACTAGAGATCTTCCAAACGTAGAACTAGTTCGTCCTGTAGTAAAAGACTATGCTAAGTTTGGATTCTTTATGCAAGAAGGAAAAGCTCTTATCAGTCATGCAGAAATCTTTTCTAGAACTCCAGGACATGCAGGAAGTGTAGCACTAAAATGGTTGCAGTCTTATGCTATTCCAGCTGGACTAGTATCTCCATTTACTGCTGTGTTCCAAGCCCATACACACCAAGCGGGTATGTTTTACGGGGATTATGGTATATGGGTATTCGAATGTGGATGCCTTTCTAAAACACCAGATTATGCATCGAACCCCAAACTAATGGGTGCTCAAAGACCTTCTGCTCTAGGATATACAGTAATATACCAGGACGAGCATGGAGAAATCGACTTCACTCAGACTAGGTTTGTGCCTATTGATTAAATAGGACTAGGTGGAAGATGAGACACTATTCTGCACGTAAAAGACTAGATGGGCGGTATGATTATACTTGTGGGGATTATCCTGTAGGTTATTGTGCTGCCTTCGAAGAACCAGTATCATTAGATTACTGGCGTGAAGAACAACTAAAAACATATAGATCTTTTAAAGATAAACACCACACAGACGGGCATCTTACTGAAGAAGATGCCTGTAACTGTTACAAAGAATACCAGTTAGACCACCATCTTCGTAAAGGTACTCTTAGTGAGTCGATGCATAGATGTAGGGTTTGCGGAGATTTTACTGCTCATTACATAGAAGTTGGGTATTGTACCCACTATACTTTATGTGATAAGCATTGTAATAGGGAAGAAGTTGAGAAGCTGTATGATGTTGGCCAAAGCTGGGAATCCTAATAAAATCAATAATTTATATAAATCCTTATACTAATAAATAAAGAGGAATCAATAAATGTCACTTGAAGATTATCCAGGACAATGTGGGGAGCCAGACCAGCAAGCTCAAGCAATGTTAGCTACAGGTAAAATTACCTACCATATAGAAACCATACAAATTATAACTCTTCCTCTCCGGGGCCACCGAAGACATAAGGAGTTTAGACATATAGTCAAAGTATTTGACGTGATGCATTCAGATCTACCTTTCTTAGAGGTCTTTGAGTTTAATAGTGAAGATAAACGACCTTTACCAGACTTAATCAAATCAATGATCTGCACCTTATGGGAAGAGAGAAATACAAATGGCTAAAAGTTCAAACGCAGCTAATCAAGCTAAGAATGCCAAGGCTAATCAACGTGTGTTCAAACTAAGTAAGGCAGGACACCTTAATCCATATAAGGGTCCTGTATCTACTATGTCTTTTGGAAAAGATCCGGCCAGAAAACCTAAGGTAGAACATCTATATGGCAAATTTAATATTCCCAAAATATAACAATGGAAAACTTCCAATTTTATAAGCCTTCTATAAAGAGCGCCGAGCTTCTTAAAGCGGCAGCCCTATCAGAAGGAATATTCCCTTATAGTGAGGTAATGAAACATGTTATTGGTGGGGAAGGGGTTTCTAACGCAAATAGATTACTTCATGGCTTAGAATTAATGACACAGGTTGAAGGTGTTGGGGGCTGGGATAAATTATCTCCTTATTCCCAAAAAAGAGTCACTAAGGCAATGGTAGGAATAGGAGTTCCAGAAAAGAGTATTCAAGATTACAGGACGACTCTTGCAAGCATACCGTTTGACAGGGGTAATGCCAAAAGATTTGCTAAAATTAGTAGAACCTGGGAATCAGAAACAGGAATGCCGGCAATTTTCGTTGATCAGAGTCTACCACTGGATAAACAAAAAATCGTTATAAATCATGAACGCATACACAATACTCATTATGCAAACAAAGACCATAGTTTTTGGATAGAACATACTCCTAAGGAACCTCTTTATAAAGTGATGGAAAAATCTTTTATGCCGGGAGGGGGGGATAACTCACTAAAGGAAAGTAGTGAAGAATACAAGGCTCTTCTCTCGAGAAGAACAGGTCGTATAGAGAGCGGAGTATGGGGACGGCCTGGATATGATGATAGGCAATTTCTACGTAGAGCAAAAAAACTAATCAAGCTTAGTGAGACGAATCCCGAATTATTTGAAAAATATGTAAATAGAGCTAGTGCTAAATCCCTTATAGGTATGAGCTATTCCCAACTTGTAAGTCCTAAGAAAGACGAATACAAGCTTCATTTGCAGAGTGAAAAGTTGGCTTATGCACATCAATATGATGAAACCTTTTTGGAAAAAGCTAGGATAGAAGGATTAGTTACTCATCACACTGTTAAAGTCAAGTTAGAAGAAAAGATAATGGCTTTAGGAGATTCAAACCTTAAAAGAGTAGGTTGGGTATCTAAATTTGCTAAAGGCTGTAGACTCATGACCAGGGCACTTTAGGTATACTATACAAACTTAGAGGATTATTATGTCAAGGTTTTCTCAAGTGGTAGATGATGGACAGGAGTGGTTTAAAGCCTTAAAGACCAGGGCCACGAACGCTTACCGGAATGACGAAAGGGCTGTTAGAGCTGGAAACACAGCTGTAGCTTTTGCTCATAATGCTGTCGCCAAATCCAAAGAAATTATAAACGAAGCATCTGCTATAGGTAGAGATGCTGCATTTACAGCTAAACGTACTTGGGGTGCCACTGCGTTTAGTGGAAGTTCCTTAGGATATCATGCTGCTGGAGGCGCTGCTATTGGAGCAGGACTTGGAGCAGGAAGCGCCTATATGAATCATGATGATCCAGTTAGGGGTGCCATGAGAGGCGGTATCTATGGAGCAGGGCTTGGATTAGCAGCTGGAGCTGGCCGTTCTTTAAGAGGTGGTTATTACGGACAGGGTGGATTAGGAACTATCAGAGGCGGTATGGCTGGTAGAAGATCTGGCAGAGGAATAGAAGCTCTACATGCTGGATTACAAAATCGAATACCGTTGGGATTGCCAGCACCTGGATCGGGGTTTGTACCACAAAACGTCTCGGATATGATATCTAGACATAGTCAACCAGGGCCGTTAGCTTGGACAAGATAACCAATGCCTATAAGTAATGAGATATTAAAGGGAGTAGAGTCCTTAGCTACAGCAGGAAGGGGCCATGCATTAATGGTACATGCTTTAGCTATGGCCGGAGGAGCGGGGTTAGGTGCCTATGCTGATCCAGACAATAGAGGAAAAGGTGCATTAATAGGTGCTGGGTTAGGAATGGCAGCAGCCTCCGCCCCAAGGCTAATACAGAATATAAATGGTCCAGCAGGAAAAGCGTGGAAAGCAATTCCAGGAAAGGGTATACTAGGAGTAGGGGCTCTAGTAGCGGGCTCTGCTGCTTATGGAACTATGACAAAGCCAGCAGAATTAGAGCGGGCCGGAGTAGCACAGCCAAGCCCTACAGGCAACACAGACAACTCAGAAGTATCATATGATAACTATAGATACTCTCTTACAGATAGAGTAGCCACAATGAACGCTGGGGGAGATTTAGTACTAGGACTACATAATCTAAGACATGGTTAATCCGACGAATTATCTCAATAACTTAACCTCTGCCAGACCTACAGTATGGAAGCGATTAGGAAATGCTAAAGCAGTAGGAATAGATGGGACTTTATTGTCTCTTCCTTTTGTGGGTTATGCTGCAGCTACTGCTCCTAGAGGTTATAAAGGAGCAGATGCAATTTCGGCTGGGGTAACTGAATTAGTTGTTTGCCCCGCTCTTACAGCTATAACATACCTAGGAATATCATTTTTACTTCCAGGGATAGGAGCTGGCATGGGAATAGCAATAGTAGCTAGCTATATAGCTAGCCCTGTTATAGGATTCATAGATACAAGACTTAATAGAGGATTCAGACAGTTTAGAGATATAGATAAGAACACAAGAAGATTACAGTTAGGTTATACAGATACTCCGGGAGCACAGCTTCAAAGACAGACAGCACTACAGGATATGAGCGGTGCAATGGGAAGCAGGCGTAGATTTATTGGAAGGGAAGCGGAGATGCTTCATAGATAAGGTGATAAGGAAGGATAAATGGGAACTAATAATATTAATAGAACACTTGCTAGTCCGCACCCTATGTATGGGATCCGGCCTACTTTTAACATATCTGATTTAAGTAGAGAGTCAGGAGGATTTAAAATCCCAGCCTTAACTAATATAACTGCGGCCACTGTATCAATCCCCCAAACCCCAGGAGCAAGATTTCTGTCTATTATTCCGACTATAACAGATCCAGCTGTAAGCTTTGATATAGATCTATATACTTGGAATGGAAGTACAGCTACAAAGGTCTATACCTTTACTGGAGCTAGTACATATAACCCAAATGGTCAGTCTATCTTTATGGGTGGCTTTGAAGGAGTAGATCTTCAAGGTGGCGCATTTAAATTAGGAGCGTCTAATGTAGTTAATCCTAATACATCTAACTTCAGCATAGCATATGAAGTAAATGGGTAAAGAAGGTAATAGATATGAATTTCAATGAGCCAATAGCAAAAATAGGTACATTTCTGTCCAATTATGGTAAACATACCATGCAAAGAAAGGGAAGAGTAATCGCTGGTTCATTGGCTGGTGCTGGAATAGGCGCTGTTGCTGGTGGAGAGGATCATAGAATTTCTGGTGGATTAAAAGGAGCAATCGGAGGAGCTTTCATTGGTAGAAGTGCCATAGGAGCTTGGGTTAAGGGAGCCTCTATAACTGGAGTGTCGAGGACGATAGTAGATGACATGTTCCACGCTGACCGTGGATCCGTAGCCAATATAGTAGCAGGTCTCAAAGAAAGCAAGAGTTATTTAGCGGGTCGTATGTCACGTAGAGGGCAAGCAGCAGCGCGTCTTGGTAAACGGTGGTTTGGCGGGGAATAATTAATGACAGTAGACATCAGCCTAGATGCTTTCTTAGCCAAAGTAAATAAGAGAAATACTAATCCTGACGGTAGTGTTATAGATCCTTATCTATTAGATAGGATGGATAATCCTATTTGTCAGGATTGTCATGCTCAATATAAGATTAAATATCCAGGAAAGCCATTTAATATTAAGTGTAATGGTGTATATGGAGAGGATGATTATCTGCGCACGCAGCAGAATATGAAAGCTGCCGTTCCAGATGAAGACCCACTCCCTATAGAAGATCCAAATGGGAATGATATAAGAGAAGTATTTGATATAGCTTATTGGGCCAATAAATATATAAATACCAAGGACGATAATGGAGAGTTCGCCCCATTTGTAGCTAGACCATATCAAGAAACAATTCTAAAGTGTACTGCTAATTTAAAGGTAGACAGACTAGGACGTGGTTTGGGAAAAACCACAATTGCCAAGATAGAAGAAATACATAAAGTCTTTACCACAAAGAATTATGATGATTTAATTATCTGTCCAGCAGACTCCCAATCAGATGGTTGGTATAACGGAATTATAGAACTTATTGATACTTCTACAGGTTTGCAAGGATCTATAGCTGACAAGAAGCAAAACCCATTCAGAAAAATAGTATTTAAGAATGAGGCAGAAATAAGAGTATTCACTGCTGGTTCTTCCTCCGGCAGAAAAGCCTCCTCTATAAGAAGTCAATCTCCCAGAAGGGTTAGGATAGACGAGCAAGACTATCTTGTGGAAGAAGATTGGGGGGCCATATCACCCCTTCTTACACGTTATAAGAATTCAGAATTCCATGGATCCTCTACTCCAACTGGAGATAGATCTAAGTTCTGGCACATGTGCACCCAGGATGATAGGTACAGAGAATTCTATTATCCAATTTCTGTTCATCCAGATTGGGATGATGAAATGGAAGTAAACTGTCGGACAGAAGCTCTTACTGAAGATAGATATCGTCATGAATATCTGGCTGAATTCGGAGATCCTTCCCAGGGTGTATTCAAGAATATTTTTATAGACCAAGCTAAAGTTAGATATTCAGATCCTTTTAGAGAAAAATTAAGAGGTTATGCTACTTGTGTATATGATGGTTCAAAAGAATACTTCATGGGGATAGACTGGAATGGAGAAGGCACAGGTACCCGCATTAGAATTGTAGAATATGATCCAGTTACTAAGATAACTCGTTGTGTAGCCAAGCATACTGTAGATTTTAAAGGATTTACTAACCAAGATTCTATAAATGCGGTAGTAAGATATAACTCCCTATGGCATTGTACTAAAGTCTTTATAGATCATGGATATGGGGCAACTCAGTTAGATGATCTTAAACTTATAGGGCTGAATTCAAATGACCCAGATACCAAAAGACTAGTCAATGTTGTAAGTATAGATTTCGGGGCCAATCTAGAATTTAACAATATAATATCTTCTAGAGCTAAATCAGGTAGTAGGTATATAGAAAAAGAAGAAGTAAAAAGACGTACCAAACCTTTTATGGTAGAAGGTACAGTCATGCGCTTCGAGCTTCAGACTATTAAATTCTCAGATGATGATACAGTCCTAGATTCTCAATTAAGAGGATATAGAGTAAAGAATTACTCACAGGATGGATTTGCTAATACTTACACCACAGAGGGCGGAGTAGGAGATCATGATCTCGATGCTTTCATGTTAGCCCTCTTAGCTGTAGAAATGACGCATGGACTATATGCCACTCCAGATTCTTATAGAAGGCACCTTGCTACTATTTCTCATGCCGGATCGTGGGGTGTTGCTTTAACTCCCAGCGCAACTCCAAAATCTGCTCCTGAGGTATTAGAAGAGAAGAAAGTAGCATCTGGTATAGCTAGAAGAATGCCTAAATCAGAAGCTCAGGATGAATATAGGATCCTATACCTAACCAGAGGCGGGGCAACTATCGCCGCTAATCCAAGAGCTAATGTTCCTTCATATTCTAGAACATCTATATTTAAGAGTGATAAACCAAGAGGGAAGAGATGGGGAATGTAAACACAGATTTGGCGGCCGTTACTTATCTTGCTTCTTATGACATACCATTAAATATTACTATTATGTCTAAAACACAGCAATGGGCATTTCAGCAGCAATTAGCTTATAATGCTATGCTACCATATATATGTAAGGACTTTCATGGGCTTCAAGACTTCTATACTCAAATGTCTATGTACTCTGCTGCAAATCCAATCTACTTAGCCGGGCCGTGGTCTACAATACAAGCCATAGTTCCATTGAACTCTAATATACAAAAGGAAATGTATATAGATCCTAATCTTGGTCAAGTAGGAGATTTATTTGCTCAGCTTCCTGGATTTGGTAAAGTATTTTCAGTATCCTCTGTAGACGATAGTAATGATATTTCAGAAGCAGTTGGATAGGATGACTAGTGAATTTTAACCCATTTACATTTATATATAATCCTCCCCCAACAGTAAGTAGTGATATACCTGTTCATCCAGCCTCGTCTGTAACTGGACCTACTACTATATATAGTTCTACATCTTCAGTTACTAAAGAAAATAGTTTATCAAGTGCTTTAATAACCAAATTATTAAATTTGGCAGAAACTAGTGCATATCTTCAAAATATTATCGAACTAATATCAGGTAATATATCTATAGCAGTAAATCCAGCCAGCGATCCAGGATTAGCACAAGCATTAAATACATTATATGGTAATGTTCCACCAGCTATATCCATAGCTATGTATAGTAACTTATTAGATACTAATATTAATCTTCAGTTGACACAGGCTGCGCTAGGAACAGATTCAACTTCACAGATAAATCAAGTACAAGCAAGTGCTTTATCTACGACCATAACAGCAGTAGAAAATTCCCTGTCAGATAGCGTTACCTATAGTTCCCAACTTCCTTTGTTGTTAGGTAGTCTAAAGACACAAGCAGCTATGTTTACTTCCATGGCTACTAACCTACATACATACCCAATACAACAAGCCGCCCCAACCCCAAATAGTAGTGCTCCTATAGTTATGTCCAATATAGATATGAGTACTGGATTATCTGATACACTAAATGGGGTAGTAAATGATTTCTCTGGGGCCTACGCTGGAGTATATAAAGTTTCGGCTACAGTTGGTGTCATAGCCGACGATGTTACTAATGTAGTTAACACTTTAGTTTTACAGCCACTAGGAGATTTAGTAAGGGTAGTAGCTTTAGTAAATGGAGCCAAAGGCCTAATATACAAGGATGTATTTAAAGACTTATATAAAGACTTATGTAATTACGTATATCTCAGACTTGTAGCTGATGCTAGTTTAATAGTATTTACTGCAGATAAACTGACTCAAATAGCTTTGACTCCACTTAAAAATATTACTGGGAGTCTTGGACAAATAATGTCCACATTTAATAAAGCAAATGCTGCTATTGGATCTGTTGCATCTGGATCAGTATTGGGTGGGCTAAGCAAAGCTAACTCTTGTTGTACCAGTAATCCACAAGCTCCTCTATCTATGGGAAACTCCAGCGCTAATTTGTTAGGAAATACTGGATTAGGGTCTGGAAAAGCTTCCGGAGGAGCAGCCAAAGAGCTCAATGCTATGAGTAGTGGTATAAAAGAAATCGCCTCTTCCATAGCCTGGTTACAAATAAAGATAACTTCTAAGATGAATAAAGTTCTAGAAAACTTCAAAAAGGTACTTGGGAGAAGCTTAGAGAACACAACATCTCATACTAATCTATTATGTAGCTTAAGATCGGCAGAGCAGCTAGTTACTATAGCAACGTCTCTAGCAAATATGAATACATCAAATCCTTCGGGAAACCCGCTAAATACAATATCTAGTATTACACAAACAGTAAGTTTAAGTTCCAATAGCACTAGTTTTGTATCAACGGCTGGTTCAATAACAACCTCTATTTTGGGGGTTCCTCCCCCAAGTACCAATGTTCAATCAGTATTAGCAACTGGTGGATTGACTCAATTGGGAGTTCCTCCAATAGCAGGCTAGGAGTTATAAAGTGCCTAAAGTACCCACAAATCAAATTAAGAAACCTACAAAACCAGTGACTAAACCTGTGATCAATGATCCAGAGGAAGACTATGATCTAGTTATGCGTATGGATAGAGTACTGAACTGGAAGAATGGGACAAATAATCCAAAGACTGTAGTAGGCATAAAGTCTAGATTAAATGGAGATATAAAGACACTGGGATCAAGAACAGCTCTAAAGTCTGTGGCCTTAATTTCAGCTAGAACAAAAAAGGAAGATGCCTTACAGGTAAAGGATGTATCTACTACTACCGAGCCAAATATTAAAAAGCAGCTTGAGAAGAATGCTGCTTATCAAGGTGTTTACAAAGGTGTAACTGGTATAGTTAAGCCAGAGTATAATTTACTTGAAGCCTTTGCCATTTATGATACAGAGATATATGTTAGACAAGCTATAACTCGTAGACTTTCTCTTATGTTTAGAAATGGTTGGGATGTAGTTAGTGATGTTGAAAATAATCAGAAGAATGTAGCCTATATAAAGAAGAGATTGGCGACACTAGAGTATGTAATGGATACGCCCATTCAGACTTTCTTTGAGCAGATTCTATATAACCTACTTCTTACTTCTAATTGTTTTTTATATAAAATTAGGGATACAAAGGCTTCTCCAGGAATAAAGAATAAAGGTAATAAGAATAGAATACCTGTAGCGGGATATGCTTTTATTCCTACACATCAAATCATGCCTTATTTTGAGGTTGGCCAACAAATCTTCTGGAGAAGATACTATGAAACTGGAGCCCCATTCGAAGATATTCCTATTGAAGATATAATTCATTTAAAGTGGGATGTAAAAACAGGCCATTGGTACGGTACTCCAAGACTTATAGGAGTAAAGGACGACATCTTTGCTTTAAGAAGATTAGAAGAGAATATAGAGCTATTATTTATAAACTATTTGTTTCCTCTGTTTCATGTACAAGTAGGAAGTAAAGAAGCTCCATGTTGGTATGGTTCTGAAGGGCAGAGTGAAATAGATTTAATCAAGGCAGCTATTGAGAATATGCCTAAGGAAGGCATATTCGTTACAGATGAAAGAGTAGCAGTTAATTCTGTGGGAGCCGAGGGCCAAGCTCTTGATACTAAAGAGTTAATAGCTCATCTGAAACAAAGAGTGCTATCTGGATTAGGAGTATCAAGTCTTGATGTAGGAGAAACAGGGGCTACACGATCAGCTGCAGATAACGTATCTCAGAACTTAAAGGATCAGATTAAATCCGATCTGACAAAGTTCTGCGATCTAATGAGAATGCATTTCTTCAAGGAGTGGTTCCAAGAAGCAAACTATTCTTTATCCGTTCAAAATGCTCTACAAGCTACCCATATTAGATTTAAAGAAATAGATATAGATAATAAATTGAAGCTAGAGAACCATTTAATTCAACAGTGGCTGAATGACTCTATGACTTTGGAAGAGTATAGACATGCTATGCAACGCCCAGCTTTGACTCCAAAGGATGTAAAAACTACTCATAGTTACATGGCTAATGAGTATGCTATTAAGCTGGCTGAAGCTGCTGCATCTGCTAAAGCTTCAGCAAAAGATCCTGCTGCAAATACCTCAAATAACAGGGCTAGACCAGCTAATCAGCATGGCAGAAACCCAGCCGCAACAAAGGCGAAAAGTAACAGTGAGGTATTCTATGAACTACTTTTAGACGAGTTAACTATAGCAAAAGATCTTCATGACCTAACCAAAGATCCATGGCATGAAGCTTCTAGTCGAGCCGTTGACTTGGCTGTTCTTAAATTCAACAACGGAGAAATTACCTTCGAGGACAATAAGACCTATACTAATCAACCACGTATAGAAGACATTATAGATATAAACTCATTTAAAGTTGCAGTAGCAGTGACAGACGACATAGAAATACTGTCTGTCGTGATTTCATCGAAGTTAGAAAAGTTAGAAGAATTAGAGGACATAAATGGCACAACCACTCCCAATAATCAATATTCAAACGAACACCAAGAAGATACCGCTGGGCGAAGCGATCCAGAACCCAGAACTGGTAAAGACTTCCTCTTCGAAGACTAATCTACCCCCACAAAATAGAATTATGCCACTCCCATTTGTATACGATCCATCACAAACGAGACGCTAATGCCAATGCTCCACATGAAGGATTACCTAACGATCAGCAAATCAGACGTTAGGTATCCTAAGAAATCTACAGATAGTAAATCACTTTTAGTAAAGACTCGCGCTACTCATGCCGCTTATGTAAACGGGAATTGGAGATTTTACCGCCCGGATAGCGTACAGAAAGCGTGCCATACTTGGGTGCCCGACAACATGGCTCGCAAGCCTGTGATTGTTAATCATGTAGAAAATAGTGATGTGTTAGGAAGAGTTATAGAAGCAAAGTACGTAGATGAATCCTATTTATGGTCTAACGACTACCCAACAATAAAAGATTCCTTGTTTTATAAAACAGATGGAAAGAAAGTAGGGTTGTTCGAAAGTGTAGATTGGATAGTAGATAATCTGGCCCCCATAAAGGGATACACTGGATTAGGTTACATAGAATTAGGTTTAAAGATTAGCAATCCGGAAGCCATAGAAAAGGTATTAAGAGATGAGTATCTCACTGTCTCTGTAGGATTCACAACTGATTCGGCTATTTGTTCCATATGCCACCAAGATTGGGCGGTAGATGATAGATGTGAACATGCTCCTGGAGAAAAGTTCGAAGACAAGACTGCATTCTTAATCTGTGGGCCAAAGGCTTATGACGAGGTAAGTTTCGTTAATTTTCCAGCAGATCCATTTGCTTCAGTTATATCCAAAGAAGTATTGCAGGATAATTTAAACAAAATCTTCTTCTTAGGTCAAAATGCTAGTCAGAGGAATTCTAATCTAACATTCTCTGATAGCTTATTCACAGATGATATTACTCATCACGAGGGAAACATGGATAATTTAGATGTATTGATTAGTGAAGGTAAGTTTGATGATATACTTGCTGTTATTAAGTCAGAAACTCTAGACGCTGAGCAAGCATCAAGTCTGAAAGCGGGCCTACATGAATGGAACCCAGACACTGATGAGCTAAAAACTAGAAAGCGCAGCCTGGTATCTACTTTGAATGCTCAGATCCGCAAAAAGGATCTCAATAAGAATGTTGACACAGTAGAAACAGTAGATCCAGAAGTAGTAGCGGCTATCACTGATGATGCTGATGGTACTGTTAATGATGGTTGTCCTGACGGGGTATGTGGAGTAGGTTGGAATCTAGAAGACCTTACAGACCCAGATGACAAAGCTTTCTTCCAAGATGAAGAAGGAATATATGCAGAACTGGAAATAGAGCTAGCTGAAGTAGCCAAAGAGCAAGGGATTAGTTTCGAGGATGCGAAGCTTTCGACCACGAAAAGAAAAGAATTAAAAGGTGGCACTTTCTGCGGACCCAATAGAAGTTTTCCAGTACCAGATTGTGCGCACGTAACAGCGGCAAGAAGACTTATCGGCCGAGCGAAGGTAAGTGCAGACACTAAAGCAAGAATTCTATCTTGTGTATCAGGAAAAGCAAAAACTCTCAAATGTGCAGTGAAAAGTGAAAAAGATACTATTTCTAGCGTAAGCGATAAGATAACAGGTTTTGCAGGAGACAAGTTTAAAGACACAGGAAAGGAAGTACTGGCCATATTCACTGAACTAGATAAAGCTTACGATAAGGCAGAGCCAGAGTTGAAGAGTGACATGAGAAGTATGCTATCGGCTCTATCTCAAGACTGGTATGCAGACGACTATGTTAATTATGCAAAGAGTGAACTCCTGAAGAAAGACATGCTTGTCATATCTAAGCAGGACCTTGGAGATAAGGAAGACGCCTTAAATACTTTATCTGATGAAGCAGCTGCTGTAAAGAAATCTTTAGACGGGCAGAAAGAAATTAATAAGAGTCTTCTGGACGTTTATAAGAAATCTCTAGCCACTCAGATAGTAGTAGATAAAATTACTAAAGGTCAAGAAGGTTATGTAGACCTAGACGCAGAAGCCCGTAAAGAAAAAGTACGTAGTTTAGCTAAGAGACACGTTGAGTATTTAAAAGATACTGTAAATGATATTTTAGCAGAGGCTAAGTTTATAGAGACGCCTGAAGATAGTACCCTAGAGGTTGGTCATCAGGTAAGTGATAACGCTTCTATTGGAGCACCAGAATCCACCACGCAAACAGCTATGACTGATACTAAGAATGTGGTAGTTGCCCCTGAATACCTATATCGTCAAGAAAGGACGATAGCTCTTCTAACAGATGCTTATGAAAAAGCTAAGTTGAAGGCTTAATAACGGAGACTTAAATGGCAGGTTTTGATCTTAACAATAATTTTACCGGTAATGTATTCGGTCGTGACCGTATGGGTCATGTCGTTCCAGATCTGGAATTCACAGAGACTCTACGTCCCTATCTAAGTATTCCTTATCCGGCACCTTACCTTCCTACGAAACGTCAGGACCAGGCACATCCTGTTCAGGCTTCGGTCGTACTGACTTCTCAGGAAGCAGTAGGACTAGACGCAAACGGCGCTATCGTTCCCGCTGGTTTGTTCTGCGGATCTCAGTCAACAAAGAGCGGCGGCGGTCTGTACTGCGCACTGAAGTATAGCTCTCCTGACGTTGGATTTGCTTACAATGCTATTACTGGTAATACAGTTGCGGCCCCAGGTGAAGTAGCAGTACTAGCCTGTCCTTCAGATGGTACGGGTGGTGATGTAATTACATTCCCAGATGGGACTACTTATAGCGTTACGTCTGGAGACGTTACAGCAGCAAAGGCTTGTACTCTGTTCCCACAAGGCGTTGTGCGTCCAATCGGTGTTACTATTCGACAGGTATTCCAGTACATTGGTGGAGTAAATGTAATTAACAACTCTGGTGGAATCAAGTTCACTTTGGATG